TCGGGGTGATTCCCTAGCCCTGTCTCTCTGAGTTGTTGAACGAGAACGGGAGAGGCGAAACGCTCGATAACTCGGTGAGCAAGGGCAACGTTTTGCTTCGCGTCCTTACCTCCAATTTCTTTATCGCTCATTACGTCTTTTACCCATTGTTGCGATTGCTCTTTGAGAGCTGCCTGTTGAGCGGCCTCGCTAGCTACCGCGTTTTGATTATCTCGCTCTAGGAGTGCTTGTGCCTGTTCTTGGGAAAATCCTCGATCCTTTGCAAAGGATGCGATCTTTTCCACCGAGGCGGCATCTAAGAGAGACTTATCAGGAACTTTCAAATCATAGGCGACAGGGACAGGGGGAATTACCGGGGCTGCCGGGTCTACCTGTTTGTCTGTGAGTAAACTTGTGACTGGCTCAACCGCTGGCGCAGCGGCAGGTGCAGCTACGGGTGCTGGCACGACAGGCGCGGGTGTGACCGGCGCTGCTGGTGTGGTTACAACTGGCTCTACTACTGGATCGCTCATAACTCCCTTTTTGATTCTTCAATCATTTTAAAATAAGCCTCAGGACTGGCGGTATTGATGTCATTGAGCAAGGTTGTCCCGATAAGTCTTGCTCCTTCTTTGAAAGCCGTTTCATGACTGGCTTCCCCACTAAATGAAAGGCGGTAGACGCCGCAGAGTCCAAGATACCGCCATACAAACCTGCGGCCTTGAGGGGTGCCCAAAATGTACTTAAGGTCTTCAACGTCTATATCCTCTCGCTGCTTAACTTTCTTTCCGGCCTTAGCTACCTGTTCTTCATCACTTGCATTACCGACTAATGGTTTCACTGAGCTAAATTCCCCGCATTAGCTTGAGCCATTAGCTGGTCAAGAGCCGAGCCACCTTCTGTTTGTGTCTCACTTAATTTCTTTGCGCTGTCTGCCATGGCAGGAACCACTTGAGCCGCACGCTCTGCCATTTGCTGCTGCTGTTGCTGCTGCTGACGGTCTGCTTTTATCTGCGCCACCGCCTCGTCACTGCGGATTACTTTAGGCGGCACACTCGCACCATCTCCGTACACGTCGATTAACTGGTCGATATCAACCTTGTCTAAGTGTGATGGGTCTTGAGTGACCTGCACCAACTGCCCAACGAACCCAGTGAATCGCTCAAGCCCTGACAGGCCGACTAACTTCTGCGCCTGCGCCATGATTGAGATGTACTCAACCTTTAGCTCCATGCCCTGTAACTCTTCTGGTGCTTCAGGGATAAGCCCTTGCTTGAGCATAATGGCAAAGGTGTTATCAATCAGAGGGTCAAGTAGGTCTTGGTTGAGCTGCTCCAATACTGGGCCAAGAGCTAATAGCTTTTCTTCGTGCCGCTCATCAATTTCACGCGCTGTAATTTCCCGCCTGTCACTGCTGGCAAGCATCAAGAATAGGTCTTCATAGAACGCACGCCTGATTCTCTCCTGATGTTCTGCAATGTCTTGTCTGACTTCTAGGATGCGAGGATCAACCTGATAGATAGGACGAAATCCTTTTGTGCCTTCCCGCTCGTCGGAGTAGGTGAGGTCACCAGGCAAGATGCTAGTCTTGGTAGTCTTAAGAGCTGATGGCCCTACCATTGGAGGGTTAACCATCTTATCAATTGCCTGAGATTTCCGTTTCTGCATTGTCTGAAGCGCTTTGATATCCCCCAAAGCAGTCATGCCAGGGCAATCAGTCCCGTAACTGTCCTCTCCTGTCAGCTCCCACCGAGGGGCGAGGATAGGAAAGTTGTCGTAACCTTTCTCACTGAGGAACCTGCGCTCATCTACTGAGTTGTAGAAACTTGAGCCAGCCGTTCCAGAGTATCCACGCTCATAGTAGCAAGAGGTGTATTTCTTGTACTTAGAGTGGGCCATACCCTGCTGATGATCTGGATTTGGTTGGATAGTGTGGACGACATCAATCCATGCCTCTAAATGCTTCTGGTCATAGAGCGATCTGACCTGGGTAGAGAACTTCTCCCAATCAATTTCACCATTGGGCATCATGCCAAACTTATTTACGAGCTGCCTAACCGTCATGCGAAACTCACGCATGAACACATCGACTTTTAGAAACTCATTATTGGCAATCATGAAACTGCCGGTAGGGAATGGATAGAAACGAACGACCTCGTTGAAGTCCTCTTCCATATACAAACAGGAAGTCGCAAAGGCCCCGATATCCCCGTAAATAATCGGTAGCACATTATACAAGTTGGACTTCAGAAAGATGGCGTTCATCCTCTGACCAACTACATGCAGCCATTCTTTAATCTGTCCACTCTCGGCCATGTCCGGGTCTTCAGTGGTTAAGCGAAACCAAGGACGAGCAGGAGAAGTGATACCGCTCATCATGCCGCTGCGAAGAGTGCGAAGGGCTAAGGTGGCGGTGCAATCAATGATTTTCTGATTTCGTTTATCGCCTTTGTTCGTGTCACTCAAATCAAACCGAGGTCTGCGAGGCATGATGTAATCGCCCAGCTCTCGGTAGTGAGTCATAAACGAGCTGCGCTCATTAAGAAGTTGTTGGCGCAAGATTTCTAGCTGTTCTCTTTTGGTGAAGTCATATCCTGATGGGCTGAAACCTTGATTTGCCATTATTGCCCCAACAAAGTTTTACGAGCGCCTGTCATATCGCCGCCTAGGGTTGGTGCCTGGTAACTAGCTGCTCTGTTTCTTACTCTTGCTAGGTCGTAAACTCTCTTGTTCATCAGGTCTTGATTACCGCCTGAGAGGCGTGCTTTGTCGGTTTCAAGGTCTGATTTAGCCTTGACTTGCTCTGCCGCAAGCTGTTCTGCGGTTCTTTTCTCCTGCTCAGCGGCAGCGGTCAGCTTGGTTACCTCAGAATTAAATTTACTCTGTGCGCTAGCTACTGTTGCATTGGGTTTAAATATCGCGCCCATCAGTTTCCCCCATCCAATCTACGATAGAAAACATTATCCACATGCTGGTATCCGATGCGCTCTAGCATTGGCCCGAAGTTCGCGGCCAACTTCACCGACTGATAAACGACTTGCACGCCTTCATTGCGTAACTCTGAATCGCAATATTGAATAAAACTTCTGCCTAATCCTCGGTGTTCTTTTTTCACAAACAAAACATCGTGCGTGGCCTGAATACTGTTTTTGTAATGGTAAGAAGGCATAACGAATAGGATTGAGTAGCCGATCAGTTCCTTGTCTATTCTCACTGTGAACACCCGAAGGAACCCGAGTTTATCCAGCTCTGTGTATGCCTCGAAGTTTGGTTCTAGCGGAATGTCTTTGAAGTGCTCTGATTCAGAAAAATGTAACGTGAGTAGCGGAGTCAATTCGTTAATCAGCGTTTGGGTTACTGACTCACGTTGAAATTGCAATCCGCTACTCCATTACGTTCTTAAACACCACTACGAAGACACACTAAAACTCAAACCCTTTAGGCATCTTAGAATCATATCAGGCACATAGTGTTAGGTGACAAGCCGCATCGCGTTAGTTGTACGGGTCATACTCGACAAGCATTTTACCTGGCTCGATTACGCCAGGGATATACATCGGAGACGCTGGCATATCAGGGATGGAGAAGGTGAGCGCTAGCCCATCGGCAATGTCTGGGGAGAAACCTAACCTGCTCTTAATTTGTTTCTTGTCCTCTAATAATATTTTCCCATTACGAAGGGTGTAAGTCGGAGCGCACAGCTCTCTTAGCAGTTGGTCATCCTTGGGAAGTGCTCCACCATTTTTAACCCACTCGCTCATATTCCAGTACATCTCTGCTCGCTTGTTGAAATACCTTGGGTCAATTGCCTTACCGCTGAAGTTGATTGGTTGAACCGTAATCCCTGCCTGAGCTAAGAACTCTTGCACGCCCTTACTCCATCCACCAGTGTCATCAATGAATTCCATCTCACTGCCGAATTTCTTTTTAGCATCCATCACACGAGCAGCGATATCGGCTGACTTGGCATTCTTCATCACTACAAACTTAAAAGCGGCGATCCCCTGACGTGGGAAAATAACCGTGGTGTCATCACCCTCAAATGCTACGTCGATGCCCAAACGCTTTTGAGTAAACTCATACGCATCAGGTTTTACGCACCTCTCCATCGCAGCCCGTACTTGGTCG